GCCCTCCGCCAGCATCTTCAAACACCCAGTTCAAGAAAGGAACTGACATGCACTACCGAAACGGCCGCGAGGCCAAGAACGGCGACAAGATCATCCGACTCGCCGGCGGCAAGATCGACGCCTTCGGCTGGCTCGTCGATGCCGTTCCCGGCAACGACTATTGCAACGGCTCCATCGTGGACAAGCGTGGCGTCGTGGACTACGCCTGCTTGTGCGACTGCCTGCACGTCGACGACGTGGCCGAGCTGCTGGCCGCGCAAGGCCTGGCCAAGCGCCCCGAGGGCAAGTAGCCGATCCCCTGCCGGCCGCACGCCGGCATTCCCCCGGGCTGCCAGATGGCGGCCTTTTTTCAACCCGGAGGGCCTGATGCCTGAAGACCACCAACCACTGCCTGATCTCCACCTCGGCAACGCCGCAGCCGCGGTCTGCCACAAGCTGTCGGCGCATGCTGTGCTGCTGCTCGTCGTTACCCAGGACGGCGCCATCTCGCTGAGCGGCCACGGCGTCAACCACGCCGCCGCGAACGAGATGCTGTCCCGCGGCATCCACCTCAACTATCAGCAGCACGACGCTGCGGTCCTGGCAGGCGCCGCCGGCGAGGAAGCCCAGGAGGCCGCGCGCCGCCTGGCCGAGGCCAACCATGCCGGGGGTATGCAATGAGCGCGCTCCTGCGAGGCCTGCTGCGGCGCGGCGGCTACATGGCGCCGGAAGGCGGAGGCGAGGGCGGTGGTGGGGGCGGTGGGGGCGGTGCGCCGACTCCGCCCGAGCCGCAGTCCTTCAGCGTCGACTACGTGCGCGAGCTGCGCGCCGAGAACAAGGGCTACCGCCTCAAGCACCAGGAGGCAGAGACCAAGCTGGCCAAGGCGCTGGCCGATCTCGAGACCGCCACCAAAGGGGCTGAAGAGATGGTCAAGAAGGCGACCACGGAAACACAGACCGCCGCCGACCAGCGCGTCATCCGCGCCGAGCTCAAGGCTGCCGCGGTCAAGGCCGGCATGGTCGACCTGGACGGCCTGAAGCTGGCCGACCTGTCCAAGGTCAAGCTGAACCCGGAGACGGGCGAGGTGGAGGGCGCGGACGCGCTCATGGAAGAGATGAAGAAGGGCAAGCCCTACCTCTTCGGCTCGACCAACACCGGCAGCACCGAGAAGCCTCCGAAGCCCGGCGATCCGGCGTCCAAGAAGGCCACCGAGATGACGCCGCAAGAGTACGCGGCCGCCCGCAAGGCGGCCATCTCGGGCGGCGCACGCCGCTGATTCAAACCCCCGCGCGCCGGCCGATCCGGCGCGCTTCTTCAAACCGCAACCAGCACCGGCGCGACAGCGCCATCCCATCGGGGCCTGACGCCCAGGGGTTCTTCACCAACCCCTAGGAGCAGACATGCCCATCCAAAATTTCCCCGCTGCCCTGCAGCCCATCATCCAGCAGAACTTTCTGGAGCGTGAGTTCCAGGAAGGCATCCAGTCGATGCTGAGCTATCGCTCCATCGCGCGCCGTGAGGCCTTCCCGAACAAGATCGGCGAGACCGTCACCAAGACCCGCCCGGGCCTCAAGGCCCCCGTGACGACGCCGATCACGGCGGCCAGCAACACCAACCTGGACAACGGCCTCACGCCGAGCACCTGGACGGTCGAGCAGTACACGCTGTCGATCGCCATGTACGGCGACACGATCGACCTGAACATGGTCACCAACCGCGTGGGCATCGTCGAGCAGTTCCTCCAGAACGCGAAGGCCAACGGCATCCAGTCGATCCAGTCGCTCGACCGCCTGGCGCGCGCCGCGCTCTTCAACGCCTACATGGGCGGCAACACCCGCGTGCGCGTCACGCTCGGCGCGCCGGCATTGACGATCAGCGTGGATGACGTGCGCGGCTTCCAGCAGGTGTTCGTCAATGGCGTGATGGTCGCGGTCTCGGCCACCAACACGATGCAGGTCACGGTGGGCTCGAACGTCTACACGCTCACTGGCGTGGCAGTCGATGGCGGCAACGTGAGCACCGCGCCCGGCGGCATCTCCGGCACGCTGACCTTCTCGGGCAACGTGACGGTCGCCGATGGCACGCTGAACAACACCGTCACCGCGTACAACAGCGGCGCCGGCACGGCCCCGTTCATCCTGCGCCCGAACGGCCGCGGCAACACGTCGGCCATCGTCGGAACGGACCTGCTGACCATGGGCTCCATCCTGGACGGTGTGGCCTACCTGCGCGCCAACGGCGTGCCGGCCAAGGACGGCCTTTACAACCTCTACGTCGATCCGGTCAGCGGCCGACAGCTGTTCGCCGACCCCGACTTCAAGCTGCTGTACCAGGGCGCCACCGGCGAGAACCCGGTGTTCCGCGCCGGCCGCGTGACCGAGATCGGCGACACCCGCATCATCCCGACGACCGAGGCCTACATCCAGACCTTGGGCGCGGTGAAGATCCGCCGGCCGATCCTGGTGGGCGATGAGGCGCTGGTCGAGGGCGACTTCGAGGGCATGGCCGCCGAAGACATCGCGGGCAACAACGCCATCATCGACATGGTGGA